ATACGCTTAAAGGATATTATAAATGTTCATTTATCATATTAGATAGATGAATAGATCTGAATTTTTAGGAGATAATAATGTTTCTATGATAAATCGTCTAGTATATACCGATTTTCAAAGAAGAACAAATGGGAGTTTAAATGATAAACAGAAGAATAGATTGGTCAATACTGTAGACCATTATATTTCTGAAGTTTATGATAATAATCCAAATGCGAATCTGACTAGCATGAATAAAGAAGTTTTAGGATTAGTAGTAAGTGATTTTTCTTCTTATTTACGTCGTGGTCAAATGAGCTCTAGCACCGATACAGATTCTCGTATGGCGGATGTTTCTATGCAAGATAGAGCATTATCATCTGATGTAGGTTCTCGTTTTGCCGCTATACAGAATGAACGTGGAGAGCAGAAAACTTTAATGCCTCCTGCGCCAGATTTTAGAATTCCGATTGAAGATTCAAATGAATCTCCCGCTCTATCACTTTTTGAACAAGCAAAGAAAGCAAGAGAGGCTGATGCTAAACGCATAGCAGATGGAGAGAAACCCACATTTTCAGGAACGATGCTAAACGATTTAAATAAAGAATCATATGATTCTGGTATTAGTAATGCAAATCCTACTATTATAAAAGGTGATACTATTCGTATAAAACCCGCTCTACCACAAGATACTATTATCCCTCAAGATGAAATTTTATCTTTTAAAGAAAATGAGTATAATCTAGTTGTATACAGCGCTGATAGAGATTGGTATAATAATCAGAGAGAAAATCGTTACAATTTTTCTGTAACATTCAATCCTGCGAATAATGGACAGGGATTTAAGATGTCTCCTTCCGCAAATATGCGATTCCACAATATTGTTCGTATTGAAATGGTGAAAGCAGTTGTTCCTAATGAATCTGTAAATACACTTATCGTGAACTCTGGTTCTGGGGGGACTCCCGCATACGCAACCACAACAAATTTAAATATACTTTCTGAACCTGGTATTATACTTCATATTGATGAACTTGAATCTAATGTCTTTGGTACCGATGACCAGTTAGACCGTGCGTTTGCTGCTTTACAGTATGATGCCCAATGGGTTCCTGAATCAACAACCAACAATCCTGGCTATTTAGCTATGATTCCTAAATTCTTAAAGTGTCAGAAAACTTATTATCCAACACCTCTTGCTACACTTACAAAATTAACAATTCAACTACAACGACCAAATGGTAATTTAGTGAGTGATTCACTTGATACTCTTGATATTAGTGGAGTCTTCGCTTCTACTTCTTTTACTGGTTATACATCTACTTCTATTTATATGAATGCTGCTCTAAAAGATACAAATAATAATGCCACATACTATACAATTGTAACTAAAACATATTTTAATCGTTTTGCCTTTACTAAGAATGACCGTATTAAATTACAAGGAATAAATACGGCATTAATATCTGGTAATGATACCGCTAAAGCTGATTTCAAATCATATATGGAAAACAGTAGCGGTTTACTAATTGTTGGAACTGGTTATACTGCTGGAACTGTTTTTACAGATGGAGTTAATAATGTTGGTTACAGTAATTTTATTGTTGTTCAGGCACCATATAGAGACCCTACTACTGGTTCTGTATTAATACAGCCATTTGGAGGAACAAATACAACAAATCAGAATTTAGCAACTGCTATAGCAAACGTAAATCTAACCGGTGCTCGTCTTATTAACTTAAGTAAACAGACACAATTAACGTTTCGTATTATTACTCGTGATATGGATTCTGCTACAAGAATCAGAGCAAATAATACCTAAAGTTAATCTATAATAATATTTAATGGTAAGTTGGCCTTCTGATATAGAAAAAGTATATGTAATCTGTCATAAAGTAAAAGAAAAAGAACGTTATGAGAGATTAGAAAAACATCTTGAAGAAGTAGGAATTCCTACAGATAAAATATGTTTTATGGCACCAGTATGGTCAGATGAATTAACAAATGAACTTATTTTTAGCGTATACGATCCGTTTCTACCTCGCCCAGTTCCAGGACTTACATTTAAAGGTCGTGGATTATCAAAGGGTGAGATATCTCTTGGATTAAATTTTTATAGCTGTGTTGAAGATGCTGTGAGAAATAAATATAAGAAAATAGTAACACTAGAATCTGATATTTGGTTACGTGAAGATTTTATTTCTAGATTATCTGAACTCTTGGAAGATTTAAAACAGAAAGAATGGGATTATGTTAGTTTAGGAGAAGGTGTTGGAACACGACCAGTTGATGCTCCTAAATCATATTATTCTACAACAAAGGCATACAATCCTCCTCATGAATGCGTATATAGATGCACCGATTCTATGATGTTTCAGCTCCCATATCTAGAAAAATTAATCAAAACATTCATCCCGTTTAGTGAAATAATTGATTGGGAGATGAATTTTCAAAATATACTTCATGGAGGAAAAGCGTTATGGGCAGACCCTCCTTTGGCAGAACAAGGAACTTGTTATAATAGGTTAATAACAAGTCTTCCCGCTTAGTAGATGGTAAACTATACCCGAAAAAAAGGAGGAAGATATGTTGGAGAAGGGACTTACGGATGCGTTTTTACTGAAGAACCTTTAAAATGTAAGAGTCAAAATTCTAGAGATAAAAGAAAAGTTATATCAAAACTATTAGACCGCAGTTCAGCAGATGAAGAATATATAGAGAGTCAGATATGGGCAGATATTGATCCTAAACAAGAGTTTTCTTTATGGGCCGATAAATACTGTAAATTAGATACTAATGATATAAAACCTACTGATGAAATGGAGAAATGTAAGGTTAATTATAGAGATGATATTAAATCAAGAAGATTAATATTCTATCAATATGGAGGTAAAGATCTTTATAAATTAGAACCTGAACCTAAAAATTATGTAAACTTATTCAAAGGCTTTGCCAATCTATTACATGGTATATCAATTGCGCATAAAAATAATATAGCACACATGGATATTAAGGAGCCTAATATAGTTGCGGAAGTAAAAAATGATAGTATAATTCTTCGTTTTATTGATTTTGGATTACAATTAGTTACAGATGAGATAGATATTACAAATTATAAGTTAACTACATACAAAAATGTTTACCCATATTGGCCATACGAATTAGCATTTTATGACGGTAAAACATCTATTAGAGATATTAATGACCATTATGATAGTTTCTATGATAATATAAGACAAAATGTATATAACTACACTCAAAGAAATTATTTTAATGATAAATGGGTTGTGAAACCAGTAGGTGAATTTATCAACGCTGCGCGTCAAGTTAAGTTAGATACTGTATTTCAAAGCACTGACGTTTTTGCACTAGGTGTAGTATTAATTCGTCTAATTGAAAGATATTTTTTACACGTATTAGGTGTTAATAGCAATAACGATGATGAAATTAAAATTGTTATGAATAGTAAACGTGTATTTATTTCAGAACTTACTAAGGCAGATTTTAGATCTGAACAAGAATATAATTTACATGTTGATATAGCAACACATATTACAAAACCTTTATTATTACTCGGACAGAAAATGACATCATTAGATGCTAGTATGAGACCGACTGCTGAAAAAGCGTTAGAAGAATATAAATCTCATTTTAACGCTTTTGAAAAATATTTACAACCAAAAAAAGTATATAATGCATTACAAAATATGAACATATTTAATACTGCCGTGTTAGATGATGTTCCTATGACTGTAACACCTTCTATTAAATCTGCTAGTAGAAAATCTGCTAGTAGAAAGTCTGCTAGTAGAAAATCTGGTAGTAAAAAACCTATTAGTATAAATCCTGCGGTTGTAGATTCTGTTAGTAAAAAACCTCCTACTAAAAAGTCTGCTACTAAGAAACCTACTGTTAATATACCAAATATTATTCCTAAGACAGCGGATGAATTAAAAGAAATATACAAGAATTCAATTCGTGTTCCATTAGCGTTAAATAAGATTGTTCTAATTGCTAAGATATTAGGTTCTAAACTAACTGTAGGATTAGCTAAAAAAGAACAGTATTTTAATGATATTATTACTTTGGCAAAGCAAAAATATAATTTAGATTATAAACTGGAATTAATCTAATATAATTTAATAGGTAGAGCTGGTTTTCCATCTTTTGATGCCATTTCACCAACTGGAATTTCTAAATCATTCGCGTCATATACTATATATTTATCATCTACTAATTCTGCCGCATAACGAGTTTCTTTATATGTAAAATAACGGAACTTCTTTTCAACCTTCTTCTCTGTTAATTGATACATAGATGCGGATTCACGTATATCTGTATAAATATCTGGATGATATAAGAAATCTCCTACTTTCCCTTCTAATGGTAAACATCTAAATGTTCCATCTTTATTTTCTGCGTAGTTCAGTTCACAATCAACTGCGGCAGATTTCATTACAGATTCTAATTCATCTATTATACGTTTCTTACGTTCACTAATTACATATAGTCTTTCATCTGATGTAAGAACATATGTTGTCTGACCTTCTTCAATTGGTATATTAGATTCTATAGCTTCACTTCTTTCGATTGAATCACGAATAAAAACAGTTTCGTCAATCTTCATAGGACCAGTTTTGGATCTCTGTGCTTCAGGACCAAATACACTTATATAAGTGTAAATAGAAACGTTCTGATCTTTCTTTGGTAAATCTAAGTGAGAACCGATACGAATAGCACGTCCCTTAACTTGTTTTAAACGAACTTCATTCCAATAAGGTTCCATAATATGAACTGCTCTTACATTCTTTAATGATAAACCTTCTGCACCAGCACTTGTAATACAGAATACTCTACATATCTGTCCTCTCTGATTATTATTATTTTCAAACCCAGACTCTAAAAGAACTCTGGATAAAGATTCTGGTAGTTCATTAAATCTCGCATTAAATACATCTAATGCTAAACGACGAACATCTTCTTTTTCTGCTCCAGAAAATGTTATATATCTTGGTTGGACAGGACCTTTACGCAAAGAAAATTCAGTTTTCTCAGAAAATTTGAATGTAGAACCAGACATCACAATTTCAATAGGAGCATAACCATTCGCGTCCATCACTAAACGGAATATTCCAATTCCCTCCATGTCTAAGAATTGAGAGTATACTAATGATGAACCTGGAGCGTGTTCTATATTCTGTAACATGGCTGCAAATTTAGGACTTAGAATACGCAGACCTTCAGGATTATCTAGACGTAAAGAATCACCCGCGACTGTAACTAAACAATTCTTGGCACGAACAATAGCATCTCTATAATCTTCACCTTTTTTCAGTCCAGATTTACAATCACTTTGTTTCTTCTGTTGCTCTAATAATTGCGATGCTTTACGTTCTTCTAAAATCTGTTTAATAGAACGCTTTGGCATAACAGTTTTCTTGGCAGGTTTTTCTATGACTTGGTTCTCGGCGAATGTTACTTTACGTTCTTCTAATTGTGCTGCTTCTTCTTCTTCATCACTATTATCTCCTCCTTCTTGTTCATCTTCATCTTCATCTTCATCTTCATAAATTCCTCCTCCTTGTTGCGCTGCTGTTTTGCGTCTTGCAATAACATCTTTTATACTTAATTTTGTAGGCTTAACTTCTCCTACTTCAGATTCTTGCGCATCAATCTGTTTATCTTCTTCTTCTGCTCGTTTCTCATCTTCTTCACCCGTTTCAGGAATTTCAGGAAAATCTTCATCATTAAGACCTGTATCAGTAGGAGCAGTATCAATTATATCATCTACATCAGGTGCTTCTCCATCTAAATCAACATCTGAAATGTTGTTGGTTCTAGGACGAGTTACAGATGGAGGGAATGAAAAATTACATGTTTGACGCGAACCCATACGATAACTTGTAGAATTTTTCATATTAGCAATCTCATATACTTCAGACCATATAGCATCTAATCCTTTGGTTTTTTCTTTTGATTTTTCTTGGTCTATCTCATTTGTTCTTTCTAATGTATACATTTTTTGTTGATATTCAGACATAGGAACACGAATAACTTCATCACGTATAACTTTAGGCATTAAATCTTGTCTAGAACCTTTATAATATGATATTAAACCAGAAAGACGTTTAATTAAAACTGCTTTATTCTCAACTTTTGTATGATTCTTATCTAAAAATATAGAAGAAAATTCTTCTCCAAATGCTGGCAAGAGTGGTGTAGCTTTGAGTATCGGTTCAGATGAAAATTTAAATCCTTTCTCTTCAAACATCTTTGTTATACCAAATAATATTTCTTGTCTTGTAGGAATTTCTACACCTTCAGGGATTCTTTCTACACCAACATCGTTACTAATTTTACGGACTCCTTCTGGAAGTAAAGAAAGAGTAAAACGAATTCCTCCACCAGCTTTATCAGGTTCTACACGCACAAAATCTGTGTAAAGAGAATCTAATAATATATTTTCAACACGTTTCTCTATTTCGGTTCCAGTAACCGATAAAACTCCTTCGATGATTGGTATATAACCATGAAGAACATTTGACAGAATACCTAACTCTTCAGGAAAGTTAATGAGTGGTGTTCCAGATAATCCAATTATTTTTGTATTCTTCGCTCCTAGCAATAATCTATATAGCAAATAACCACGTTTATAGTTTCTTGATGTAGGACATAATGAAGGTTTCCATTTTTCTGCGCCTATCGTTTCTAATACTATTTTTCTTTTCATACCTTTCGCGGCGGTTAAATATGGTTCTATCTTTCCTTGCATTAACCGAATAATATTATGAATTTCATCAACTACTACTACCGCATCATCAAAATAGTCTGGAGCATTACATGCTATATCTTTTAGAGCAGAACCAGTTATACCGTTATAATTAATAAAACGAATTCTACCTGTAGGATTTGTTTTGGCATCATATACTAAACAAGATAGAATTTGAGAACGAATTTCTGTTTGAGCATCACCTAGTAAAGAATCATAATTGGGTTCTGTTTGTTCAAAATCTGGGACCCATACATGTTTTGCTTTCTTCAAATGATTTTCTCCTATATTTAAAACTTTTGTAGCAAAAAGTCTAACTGTAGGATCTTCTTTATCTAAAGAAATCCAATAGTTCTTTAATCTAAAATGTTTAAAACCACAAAAGGTAATCTCTTTTAAAAAATTCTTACGTAAAGAAAAAGGTGTCATAACTATAATCTTCTTATTTGCGGTTGAAAAAAGAGCTTCTGATGCGGCTATAGCAGTACACGTTTTACCAGAACCCAGACCATGATAAACTAAAACACCTCTATAAGGTGACGCTTGTCTCATATATTCACGGATAAATTTCTGATAAGGATAATTTTCACCAGGTTTAACTGGTTCTTGTTCACCTATAGGTTTTAACATGAAATCTTCATACTCGTGTTTAATAAATTTAGAGAAAGCTCTTCGTGTTTCTGGGATATATGCTCTTGGTTCTTCATTTACATAGGGGTCACCTCTATCTTCTTCTAAAATTAACTTTTCTAACTTTTTGAGTGTTTCATCATACTCTTCTTCTACAGCTTCTTCTACTTCTTGTATCTTCTCTTGTCTTGTTTTACGTTCTTGCTTTTGTGGAACAACTGATACTGTCTGAACAGGGGGTATGACAACTACTTCTTTTTTAGGTTTTCCAAACATCTCTTTAACGGCAGTTGTAAGAGCGCTGGGTTTCTTATCTAAAAACTCTTCTTGAGGGGTAGGGACTTCGCGTAGTTCAGGTGGCGCAACTTTTGCTTCAATCTTTTTTCCTTTTGATAAGAACCCTTTTAATTTAACTCCGGATGACATTCCTATTATGTCGTAGTAGTTTTTTTTACTTGTAAAAATCCCATTTGATTAAAAAACTATTTTGATTGTAAAATGTCTAATGCTAAACGACTAGCATCTTGTTCTGCTTGTTTCTTATTTTTGGCACTAGAAGATGCGATTACATTCCCAGAAATATCAAGAATTCCGATTGTGAATGTTCTATCGTGTGTAGGACCTTCTTCATGAATTACTTTATACTGTGGAGGAACATGATACTCCGCTTGAAAAAAACGAAGAATCTGATCCTTATAGTTTGTATTTGATGTAATCAGTTCAACAAAATCAGTATGCTTCTGAATGGCAGTTACTACAAAGGTTTGTGTTGCTTCAAATCCTCTTCCACCACCTCCTTCTGAATAGAAAATAGCACCCAACCATGCTTCAAAGAGAGAACCTAGTAGACGAAGATTTTTGCGACCGTTACATACTTCTTCTTGATGACGGCTAATAATTAGATGTTGTCCTAAACCAATCTTATCTGTTAAAATTCCAAGGCTATCATTATTTACGATGGCAGTGCGGAGGCTTGTAAGAAAGCCTTCGCCTTGTCCTCCATATCGTTGTTTGAGATAATCAGCAACAATACCACTCAGAAGACCATCACCAACATGTTCTAGTTCTTCATTATCATCCTTTTGAAGTGGAAGACAATTATTAGGTTTTTCAAGTAGAATCATAGGTTCAGACTGTTTTGCCCATTCTTCTGACTTATCTTTATAACTTGTGTGCACGCATGCTTGTTGAAATAAAGAAACATCTTTATAGATTTTCTTTATACCATAACGGGATAAAACTGAGTGAATATCTTTTGAACTCATAATTCTATTTCTTGAGTTCCAAGGATTACAGATTTTAGTTTGATGCGACATTATATATATAATACGTGTTAAGAGTTTAGACCCTTTACGGATGAAGCGTGAATAAGTGTTATAAATACTTCTTAATATTAGTTAGATGCCAACTTTAGCAGAACGGTTTATAGAAAAAAGAAGTAAAATGAGTCAAAAATTAAAAGAAATTAAGAAAAAACTTGCTGATCAAGAAGAGTATACATCACCTAACGATTTAAAAGATATTCCTATTATATTTATTGGTGACCATTCTTTTAGAAATAATGAAATTGTAACCTTATTTGCTCCAGATAATAGAAAAGAAGAAACATTAGAACTTTTTAAAAAAGTTTTTCAGAATAAATATCCTATTACAAGACATAATGGTATTCCTAGAGTTCCTTCACATGATGAAGATAAAAACTTATTAATTGATGGGTTGAATAAATATTTTAATATTATACGTCGTGAAATTATGGAATTAAAGAAAAAAGGAGATAGCGTTGAATTAAGAGAAAAAATAGGACATTTACAAAAAATTAATATTTTAATTACTCATTTTAATGAAGGTAAGGAAACATTCCCGTATCAGAATTTTAAAGATTACTTATCTAATAAAGAGTTTGTAGATTCAGTTGGTGATATTGATGAAGGTTTAAAATATGTTAAAGGTGAAGAGGAAGAAGAAAAACGTGTAAGAAACTTATTAAGACAGTTTATCAAAGTATACTTGCAGAATAAAAGTGCGCAAGATTTTAGCGTTCATGGAGATGGTATTTACTCGGATCAGTTTCAAGAATTTAAAAAAGACTATGAAGAAGATAATGAAAAAAAAGGGAAGATTCCACAAGTTCTTATCTATTTAATGGAGATTTTAGAAGGTGAAAGAATGAAAGTCCCAGAAAAGTCAGAATACGATTTTACACAAATTTATACACTTTTAGAAAGTCTTAGAAATAAGTTTGCTGATGCAGAAGAAGCTAAAGATCCACAATTTCCTACACAAGATGGCGGTAAGATCCCTGATGTTAAAAGAGAAAAACTTGAGGATACAATTCAAGAAGTTGTTGATTATATGATTGAAGAATATATTAAGTTAAAAGCTGGCTATGATAGTGTATTACGTGAAAGTTTAAATAAAGATGCTACTTTAGCATCTTTACGAAATAGAATTTCAATTGATCAAGATTTAAAGAAACAAGCAACGAATGAATTAAAAACACGTAGAGAAATAATAAATGAATTAAACAAAAAAATTAGCGAATATATTAGAGAACTCGCTAAAAAAAATAAAATAATAGAAGGACTTTTAAAAAAATGTAAAGAAAAAAAAATGAGAGATGATAATCGCAATAGTAATCTACCTTACGATAGATTAATAGATATTTTTGGTAAAAATTATAATGAATTTGAAGAAGAACCGTCTAAAAAACCATCTAAAAAATTTGATGGAATTAACTTAACTGATCCATTAGATACTAGTGGAAGAGCTGTAAGAGAGATGAATACTAATGAAGAAGGGAATGGAGAAGAAAATGAGAATGATAATGAAAATACACCATCATTACCAAGCGATGAAACAGCTATAGTTTTGAGAAAACCACCAGCACTACCAAGGCGTGATAATTTACTAAGTGATATAGAGAGTAGGAGATCTGTGGATTTGAGAAAAACACCAGCACTTTTAAGAGATGATAATAATGGAAATAGTGGATATATACAAAATGTAGCTAAATTACCATTATTTAAAAAAAAGCAGAGAGATGAGGTTATTACGCATTTATTAAAAAATAAAGATAATTTAGATGAATTACTAGAATTTGTTAAAACTAATGATATGGATAAATCTATAGAAAAACTACAAGGTTTATTAGAAGATGATTATATGCCTGTAATAAATAAAGAAACATTAAGAAAATTGATAGAAAAATTAAGATTAAAAAGAAATAAACAAGATGCTATTCATGCGCTTGAAGTTGAAAAGAGTGAAAGTTATTATAGTCAGAATGAGAGGAATAACGATGGTACAACAGTATGGAGTCAAGATGATTTTGATAGAGAAAAATCAGAAAATTACTATAACGCAGAAAGACAAGAAAATATAAGAAGAAAAGAACAGCAAGAAAAACAAAATAGTAATAATTCTTATAGCGGTCTGAGAGGAATGTTTGATTCTGAATTTGAAGAAGAACCAAAAAAGTCATCAACCCCATCAATAAGAGAAGATCCACAAACTGAATGGATAGTTGAAAATGTAAGAGGTGATGGCAATTGTTTTTATAGAGCATTATATAATGCAGCATTACGTTATTATGGAGGGTCAATAGTTTCTGATATATATGAATGTTTTGGAATTTATAATGGTGTAGAAGATGAAGAACAGTTTATAAGAAGTATGCGAAATTCTATTGGAGATAAGATTTTAAATGGTGATAATCAAGGCATGTATGAAATATTACATGATGCAGCACTAGCAGATGTAAATGGAACCAATCCTAAATCAGGAAACGTTGGGACATTTGTGGGAATGTTTAGTGCCTTGAGTCAAGGTTTTAGCAGAGAAATTAGAAATAAATATCCAACTGCGGAAGCAATGGCAAACGAAACTAAAGAAAATTTTTATAAATTTTTAAGTGATACAGTAAAAAGAGATAAAGTATATGCTTCAGAATATGATATAGATTTAGTAAAATGGATTTTAAACAAATGTAATTCACCTATATATATATATATAGAGAGTAATGAGAATGTGGAGTTCAAAGACAATAAAGAAATATTAACAGAAAGAAATTTAAATTCAATACCTAAATATAGAACATTAAACGGAAAAAGAACTATTAACCTTTTAAATATAGGTGAATATCATTACAAATATTTTTATGAAAAAATAATACCACAAGGAACACCAACTATGACATTAGATAAAGGATTTGAATTATTAGAATTAGATAAAGATAATCTAGATATTTTATTATTAGAAAGGAGAATAACTAATATATTAAACGCAATTAATCGTAAATATCAAGGTAAAAGATCATTAAATGAAAAATTATATTTAGCAGCAAAAGATCTATTAATAGGATATTATGAAAGAAAATTTATTGATTCGCCAGGATTTAGAGATAATAACGTTACAAAAGATGAATTTAATATCGCAATTAGTAAATTAGGACTTAACGGAGTTAATCCATTAACACACGCTATGATTAATAAAAAATATAGACAACTTGCTAGAACAAAACATACAAATAAAGGTGGAGATACTGGAGAATTTCAAGAGTTGGAAAATTCTAAAACTCTTTTATTAAAATTATCAGAACAACAAATACAAGAATTTTTAAATATGTCAGGTGGTTCAAAAGATTCTAAACTACTAGAATATTCCAGAAAAGTAGCAGATGATCGTCTACAAGAATTTTTAAGGAAAGAACCACTTCCTTTATTTACACTAATTGAAGAATTTGAAAATTCATCAAATCTAAAAGTGATTGAAAAAGGGAATGAAAAACATATTTTTGAAACCTTTTTAAATTACATGTTTGATCAATTCTTTAGTTCTGAAGAAGGTAAACAGTTCTACTTTGAAGCATATGAG